GGTCGTTACTGACAGCCTGTCCTGACTTGTAGAACGGGTTGCCGATCGGTACGGCGTCGAGCAACGCGTGGTTTTGCGGGTCTTCATCCACCTGCCACATCTGGAATGCTTTAGTGTTCCAGACCACCAAGTTGCTTCGGTACAAACCGAGTGCTGTGATCGGCTGCGAGCCATACGTGTTCAACCCAAATGGCAAGTAGCCGGAGTCGTCAACGGTGGTCCAGTCGAGCGGATTAACTGTTGCGCTGAAGGCGACGATGTCGTCGTCGCCCGCAAACACTTTACCGGCAGCTATGGCTACCTGTTTTGTGTTCGGGCAGTTCTCGTCTTTGACGCGTTGATCTTCAGCGATCCACAGAATCGTGTTGTCAGCAACAGATGCGTCGACCTCAGTCGGCCATGTCGGTTCTGTCGATCCACTCTTCAAAATGGCTTTCGCTTCGTACGTGATGCAGTTAGCTTTCCGTGCAGTCCACGTTACTGCATTGTCGACAACAGTGTTGCCAAGGACACTCGGCCACGCGGGCTCTACAGTGCCAGAGAACGCAGCCGTAGCTTGCGTCGCTTCGTACGTGAACTCACACGCGCCTGCTTGATTGAAGTACTCCCAGATAATGTTGTCGACACGAACTGCACCTGAGCCTTGCGCACCTACCACAACAGCGCAAGTCGCAGCATTAGCTGGTGCGGTGCCGATGAAATACGTCTCGCGCCATCCTGTCGACGCTCCACCAACTGGTGTCGAGTCATATTCGGTTTCGATCACTGCGGCTACATCATCGTACCAACGAATGCCGACGAAGCACGTTCCGTTCGCTGCGGTTTTTGCGAGCGCACGTACACGTACTGTCTGTCCCGGTACGACTGTTGCCGCGGTGTCGTTGATGACATAGAAGATCGGATCAGTCGCAGTTAAGTCAGCCGTGTTGAAAGCTGAGTAGCCACCTGCATCTGTTGCTGCGGTCTCGTAAGCTACGCGAGCCCATGTGATGCCATCAGCCGACGTGTGCAGGTATGCAGACGTTGCACCGAGGCCACCACCTGTCTGAACGAACTGGCCGCGCGTGGCCGAGTAACGCAGGCCGCGACCGCCGAAGCTAGATCGCGCAGTCCACGCGAGTCCATCGGTCGACGTTGCTAAGTAATCTGTTTGTGCTGCGCTACCTGTGTCTTGTCCCGCAATGACAAACGTGCCGCCGGAGTAAGCGAGGCGCACACCGTTGCCCATGATAGTACCGAGTTCGGCTTCAATTGCAGTTTCGACAGCGGTGTCGCGTGTCCACGCGCCGGACACTGTGATGTCTGTCGCCGTGTACCAACGGATGTCGGCTGCGCCCGCCGCGTACGTGAAATAGTACGTCGAGCCAACTTTCAAAACGGCTTGCACTGTGCCGAGACCGCTGATTGCATTTACGGTCGACCACGTTTGCATTCCGTCAGACGATGAGTACACGCGACCACTCGACGTGACGCCGTACGTGACGCTACTAATCGTTTCCAGATACATGAACAACCCGGAGCCGCCCGGATGACTGTACTCAGTCCACGTAATGCCGTCGCTTGTCAGCCAGTACTTCGTGCCACCTTGCACCATGAATAGGCTGTCACCACTTGAGTACAAACCTTCCACGGTCATGTCGACATCGAAAGTGTCCCAAGGTACGGTCGTTGCAGCGGTCCATGTCACGCCGTCAGTTGAATAGCTCGCTTCTGATTGCGATACGTCAGGGTCGACCGCGACTAAAAGTGAAGCACTCCCGATCACAATTGGACTGTTCAATGTGCCGTTTGTGTTCGTCGTGTTGCGTACAAAGGTCGCGCCGTCGGTCGTCTTATATGCTTTGCCACCGAACCACTCGCCACCAATGACGAGACCTGAGCCTGCTTCACCCGAGTACGCCGCGCTCCACGTTCCTTGGAACGCGTCGACCTGATCGATAGACCAGTTGTCTTGTTTTGTCCAACCGCTGTCGCCTGACTCGAAGTCGGCATTGCCGGGCGTTACCTGCGTAACGGCACCACCTTCGTTCGGGATGGCGACTGCGCCGGGCTGGTAGAGTTTACCGGGTTGCCATTTAGTGATGATCGACATTAGCGTTGAATCCTAGAACCACTCCAATTCGGGCGGTAGCGGCTATCGAGGTCAGGTTGGTCGTAGTCAGGACGCGGCAACGGTGTTGGATCAGGAGGTAACGTAGTCTTGTCAACCGTCTCGATGACCAGTTCACCCTCTTTCACGTCGAAATTCGGTTCAACAGTGCTCGTTCGTGGGTTGTCACCGACAACACTGATGACCTCAAAGTAGAGACCATTGTATGCAGTTGGCTCAACGTTCGTACCGACCGACACCGGCATGTCAGGCACCCAGACCGGATAGGGCGCACCGAGACGTGTTGCCCGATACTTGAAAGTATTACTGGTGGTCGGTGACGCGAGTTGATTCGCGTTGTAGTACGTGTCCGCTTCCCAATCGCTAGCGTCCTGTAACCAGTAGTGATAGATGTCACCGTCTGCGAACTCAGCAGCTACATAGAGCGCACCAAGGAATGGTTCGGCGAAGTGAATTTTGCTAAGTGCTGCGCCGTCGGGTGCACGCAAAACGTGCAGAGTGAAGTTGGTGGTGTCGATGCCACTTACGTCACTCGAAGCGAACACATGAAATTTGCCGCTGTACGAAACAAGTCCGATCGTGCCGGACGGGATCGTGTGCACAAGCGTCGTACCCGGACGGTTGACGACCGTCTTTTCGGTCGTGACTTTTCCGTTCAGTAATTCGTAGAGAGAGTCTTGAAGAGCGGCACCCTTGGTGCGGAGTCTGTTGAGACCCCCCTGTACTGTAGTGAGGCTAACGTCCCGCATCAGCTACCCCAAGAAATTCGGTTTAGTTTGCGGGGGCACTTCGCGCCTGCCCGGAACATATCGGCGAGTACCGTGCTGACCAGCAGTCAGATTACCGATGTACGTCGTCAACTGCGAGAAGTACTTGCTGGCACCCGGCTTCCCTTTGTCCTCTCGGTAGTTAGCGGTAGCGTGCAGGAAGAGTGCTTCAGGATCAACGGTGCAAATGTCCGTATCACCAGTGAACGTGAAGTTTCTCGTGTACCCTTTCACCTGCAAGGTGTACGCCTGATCCGGTGCCGGATACACTTCGATCGCCTGTCGCACTTCGTAGAACTGTGGGCGACCCTGCTCAACACCCATCGTATACATCTCGGGAGCGATGCCGTCGATGAGTGGAGTGAAGGTTCCGTTTGAGTCTTCGATGCCAACCCAAGCGATGCGCTTTGCATCAAGGACGTGATCGGGTGTCGTCGAGCCTTCGTCGTCACCCGTCACTGAATAAAAACGCGTCCCTGCGACCATTGTCCATGAGTAGAATCGTTCTCCGATGAGCTGCGGGAACTGCTGTGCCAGTTGAGTCTGGGCGCCCTGAATGTAATCATTCGCGAGCGCCTCGACTCCCGGTGGCAAGTTCGCCAGTTGGTTTCCGTAACCCATACGGATGAGAACGCGATTGCGCACGTCCTGTAGCGTTTCAGTAAATTGACCTTCACCTACTGCTGGATTTAGAGTTACCAATTGACTTTCCTTTGTTAAAAACGGGGCGGTTTTACCCGCCCCAAGCAGTCACACCACGTCGCACTGCGGAGAAACGTTACGTGAGGTCGGCAAAGGCTTCGGTCGTCGGTTTGGCCGTTGGTTCGACCACTACGACTTTGCCGTCTTCGCCCGTCACGCTAACAGAGGGGGTGCTGTCAAGCGCCGCAATCTGTTCGTCTGTGAGCGGCACATCATCGTCCTCATCTTCGTCATCCGGGTTTGCGTCCGGGTCGAAGGGGAGTTGGATGTCTGCTGCGCCTGCGCGTTCACTGATGCTTGGTTCCGGCTGGGATGCACCCGTGCCGCCCGCAGTCGAAATGTCGATCTCGTTCGCGAGTGAGCGGAGCCCCGGTCCAAAGCTGCCGAATACCTGTGCAACGAGCGGTACATCGGAATCCTTCGGGCCGTACTTATCAGCGAGGCGTTGAAATTCATCTTCGACGGAAGTAGGAACAGCCCGATCTTCGTAGTTTTCACCAACGATGTTGGCGTCGTCACCCCAGAGTGCGAGCAATATGTGGGCTTCCCACTGCGGCACTCTGGCGATCGTCTTCATCATTTTGTCCTGCGTGACCTCTACGTGGAGGGTCTTCACTTTCACTTTCGTCTCGGGGGTTTTGCTTCTAGCCATTGTCAGTTTCTCCTGCGTGGCGTGGTGGTGTGAAAAATGGAGCCCGGCTTTTTACGCCGGGCTCCGTATTGCTTAATTGCCGATCAGGTCGACAGTTACGTCACCTGCGCCGGTCGTCACTTCGTTAGCATCGACACGAAGGTATCGCTTCGTGACTGCTGCTGCGAGGTTACGAACGCCGTTGGTTGCAGCCGCCGCCGTCAGATCGACTTGTGCAACAGTCGCAACACCCGACGCGAACGTCGAACTGTCAGACTCTTGCAACGTTACGATCGCGTCTGCGACACCGTTCAGCGAAAAGACCGCCAAGTTGGTGTAGCCGGATTCAAACGGTAACGTCTGTCCGAGCGTATCGATAATCGAGCTTTGGCCGTCGGCTGCGCAAGACAACGCTGTTGCAATGTTGAGAACTTTCATAGTTTTATCCTCTAGTTAATTGCGTTGAAGGCTTACGAGCCAGTTACCGTCAGAACGGCATGCGCGCGGCGCTTACCAGTCGTCAGGGCACATTTAGCCGTGGTCGCCCAATACTGGACGTAACGGTCGTACACACGAGGCGGCTTGCGTCCCACCATCCAGTGACCCTTAATCGGCCGCAGTTTCATGAAGCGGGAGTTCACGAAATACGCGCGTGAAGTCCACTCCTGTGCGGGCGAGTCTTCGGTATCCAGAATATCGAACACCGGGTCCCAGATGATCTCAACACCCTTGAAGAACAGACCAGTGCGAGTACCACTGCCTGTGCCGGCGTCGAGAGTGATGGCATTGCGGTTGCCTGAACGGTCGCCGATTTGAACCTGACGATCGATCATTGCGTCGGCCGCGGCACGATACGCGTCAATGAAGACTTCACCCGCGAGGATGTAGTCGGGCACTGACTTACCGTAACGGATGCACTCACGCCACGCGTCTTCCATCTCATCTACCAGATCGGCGATTGCGATGTCGAGCGATGCGTGATTGCGCCAATACGTCTTTGCCGAGGCGTCGATACCACCGACTGTACCCGTTGCCGGGGTCAGATCAATGAGTGCGTCGAGGCCAGCAATTTCGAGGGCGCTTTGGGTGCCGTCGCGGTGAAGCATCTTGTCCATGCCTTCCTGAAAACCGAGTTTCAAGGTTTCCATGTTCTCGCCAATCAGATTGGTGAGCTGGACCTTTTCAGCATCGGAAGGTGTGGATTGCCGGTCATCAGTCAGAATGATGCCGTTCTGTGTGGCTTCGTCTTCGTTGAGACCGAAACCGTCGTGGAACGAACCATACGTGTACTGAGCCTGATGCAACGTACGCTTGCGGTTGTACGTGACTTGACTGTCACCGAAGTAGCCTTGGAAGTTCGAGTCATTGCTTTCTCGAATCTGCTCGACT